AGGCCAGACCTTGTAACGGGCCTTGACCTTCTTAGCGCAAGCATCATTTGCCTTTTTCTTTTTGGCGGGCATAACAACTACCGTTTGTTTTTACGGTTAGTTGTAGTGCGGGCACCGCGAACAGGCTTGGCAGGTTTCTTTTTCATGCACTTGCCAGCTTTTTTGCACTTCATTTTGTGAGGACATGATTTACAAGGGGTCATGGTGTTTTCCTTAGCTTGGGCGTTTGCCTGTCTTGTTCCATTGATTCATGTACTGACGAAGAGACAGTCCAGTTTTCTTTAATTGCTCTGCTGACACGTTAGCAAGCTCTACCGTTTTTCCGCCACGTTTAGCCATAACAGTTTTGTTGCTACCAACACCCACTCTCGACTTAGTGCCCGTCATTTTTTTTGCAGGAGCTGACTTTGGTTTAGCCGGCGTCTTTGCTGGAGATTTTGCTTTCTGGCGATTAGTGCGAAGTGAAGCATCTCTTTCTGCTTGAGTCTTTTTCTTTGGGCCTGTTGCAGATCCGGGTAATGCTTTGCGAGGCTTACTACGTGCTTCAGCCGCTTTTTTTAAAGCTTCTGCTTTTCTTTGCCTGCCTGCAGTTGTTTTTGAGCTAGACGAAGAGGAGCCAGATCGACGATTTGCCGCCGCTCTAGTTGTTCTTTCTTTTCCGCTCTTGCTACCAAAAAGGTTATCAAAAAACCCCATGACTATCTCCTTACCATTTTTTGCACGACCAGTATCGTGCGGTTAGTTTGCTGGGTGGATTTGTATCGCATTTGTGACGAGCGCGAAAGGATTTTCTGCGAGCAGGTTGATCTTTTTTAATTGTCATTTTGGCATCACCGAACCTAATCGTCTTAACCTTGTCGCCTTCCTTAGCAACAACCACAAACTTTTTAGTGGGATGGCTGGGTGTTCTCTTCGGTTTGTTGTACCCGCTTACGCCCGCGCGCTCTAACCTTGGGTCTTTCTTCTTGGGCATTACTGACCTCCTGCAAACGGATTTCTAATTCCTCCAGCTTGAGGCGTATCGGCTCTAACCGGGCCTCTATCTTGAGGAATATCATTTCTAGCTCTTTGTTGGTTAGCATTCTCTTTGCCCTCTATTTCGCGTTCTTTAAGTAGCTTATCAGCAATCTTCATGCGACGCTCAAACTCTTTATCTTCTTGATCGCCTTCTTTGAGGTTTCTCGTAATTGCATTGATCTTGTCAATTTCAAGCTCTTGAGGAACAACCATAGCTTCTGCCGCAAGTTTCTGAGATCTCGCTTGAGACTCTTGAGCCTGCGCCATAAGCGCCGCTGTCTGAGACTGCTGGAACTGCATTGCAAGCTGAGCCTGCTGTTGCTGTACTTGCTGTGCTTGAGGGTTGGGTTGCATTGCTTTGGCCATTGCCGCCAACAGATCCTCTCGATTAGAAAGGTTCATGTTATCAACAATGCTTTGAATGAGAACAGGATACAAGGGTGACTCCTGACCCATGGTCTGTAACAACTGAACCAACTGAGTTACTTCGTACTCACGAGCAATAATACCTAGTGTGCTACTGGCATTAAACTTATAGTCAGCAACAGGGTAGCTTTCAGGATCGTATTGCATATAGCGATACGCCGCCTTTTTAACAAACGGAATCAAGAACGACTGCTGGAAGTTAATTAGTGTGCGCTTGTGTCTCTTGATAATAGCGCCAAGCGACATGCTGATACCTGCGGCAGTTGCCTCGCCATTAACACTTCCTGCAATACCTGCTGAGTCCACGGCGCCTGTAGCCTGCTGAACCATCTGCTGTAATGCGCCAGCTTGGGCAAACGTAATCTGACCTACCTGACCGAAGTTAAACGGCTGTAGCACCTCGCGAGGATCGCCATTAGTAAGAACCATTTTGCCGGGGCGTACTTCTGGTCGTGCGCCTCTCGGTAAGCGAGTCGCATCGACTGCAAGCATTGGATGGATTGTTAGGCTGAGCGCATCAATACGTGCTCTTAACTCAGTGTCTAGGGCCTTTTGTGAGTTGTAACCCTTTTCGCAGACGCCCCTTCCCCAGAATCGCCCTGGCACTACGTCCCATGGAAACGCAACAACCGGACGGTCTTGCATCATGTACGGGTTAGCTTCCGCTTTTAACAGCGTTCCGCCGTTAGCAATAACAACGCAAGCTTCTACAAACTCAGAATCCCCCGGCTCAGGAGAATACTCGTTGTCCTCTGACATAGAGTTATTAAGCATTTCACGGGGGACAAGACCGTAGTATTTGGTCAGACGCACTTTGTCATCGTTGTAAATTGTGATGTCCTGATCGGGCTCTAGATCTGTATCAGGAGCGGCAAGACCTACGTATACATCACGATACACGCCCTGCTCTTGCAGGATTTTGACTTGGTGACTACTAACAAACTCGTCAATACAAACACCCAAAGACTCATCAACACTGGTTGCTACGGGGTCGATTAAAAAGTTTTGAGGCAGTACAGGCTTTAGCTTTACCTTAACTACATCCCTAATGTTTACACCAACAGCTTGAAGGTCTCCATCCATAACCGGCTGGGTAGCTGGCGCCATCTCTTTAACTTCTTCAATAACAATCTCAGCAATACCGGTACCAAACACAGCCGCATTAATAAGACACTCAGCTACACCCTTCCGAACCATGCAGTTTTCAAAGTCTTCACTTAGCTTGTTTCGGAGGAATTGAACGTCCTGACGATTTGTGTCTCCCATATTGTCAGAAACATCAAACCATTTCCCACGCCCAAAAGTTGCCTCTTCTAACTCTGCAACATTTGATTCAACGGCCTGCTGAAGAGCAGGTGAAATAATACGAGAACGCTCAGAACTACGCTCGCTATCAGCAGGATCCCACTGGCCACGCCATAGCCGATAATATTCTTCAAATTTTGCTTCGTAGTTTGACTCATAATAATCTCGCCACTGTTCGCATTTGCCCATGACCCAGTTTTCAACAGACTGCTCAGCCATTAGCGGATCGTTTTCGTAGAGATCTTCCATCTTAGTATCCTGCTATCACGTCTAGTATTTCGTGATCGTCAATTTCGTATTCGTAGTCGTAAGCTACTTTTGCTAGCTGGTCGATATACGCAAGCGCATCAACCAAGTCATCATGCGTTAGTGGATCAGGAAACTGAAAAAGCTGATCGAGGAATCTGCTGTTCCACTCGCCCTTGTTGAGAGTGATATAACCATTTTCAAAGCGGCCTTGCAAAGCCCACATAATCCTATCAGTTTTCTTTTTGTTTCCGTGCGTTAGCTCTTCAACGCGGAAAAATGTTCCATAGCGTTTTTGTAGATCAACAAGCGGAGACATAACCGCTTGCTTGGCTATGCCTCGCTCGATGCCCACAGACACTGGCTTGTAGTCTCTTACTGCTTGAAAGCTTTTTACTGCGGTTTCGTCGAGCGTCCACCTTCCGTGGATCATGTTTTCGACATACCAGCCGTCTTCCGAGACGTTGACGACTGCGATCGCGGTTTCGTCGAGCTTGGAGTTTTTGGTGCGTTTTTTGTTGACTTCTTCGAAACCTGCGAGGTCGACGGCAATATAATAGTCGCCATACGTATCCGCATTTTCGTCCACCACGACCCAATCTTCTTTAAACATTTCTGAGCCGCGAGCTTCAAAGCTTGCCATAAATTCTTGACGGAATGCATAACTGGACATACTCCTTTTAGCAATATTGATTTCATCTTTATCAAGTAGGGGGTTGTCGTAAGAAGTGAAATGATAAGCCGCATAAGTTTCATCATCCCCTAGCTCGGCATATTTATACAGTTCGTAAAAGTGGTTTCTTCCCATGGGCGTGCCTATGAACATAGCACAGCCCTTTTGATCCGCAAGGGCGGGTCTCAATATCTGCTCGAATACTTCGGGCTTCATATCCGCGTATTCGTCCATAACTAGGAACTTAAGGCTGACACCTCGCATTGTTTCCGGTCTGTCAGCGCCTTTGAGGCTAATTGTGGCTCCGTTGACGAGCTTGATTTGTAGGTTATTAATATGGCTACCAGCAATAACAGGATGCCCCAATTCCAAAAGGGTTTGCCACATAATGTCACGGGCTTGCCCTTGGGTTGGGGCGACGTAAAATACATGTCCGCTATCGGCCTGCAAAGCATTTACTATCAGCATCCACGCGGCTAGTCTAGATTTTCCGGTACGCCTTCCTGCCGCTACAATTTTAAAGCGCGTATCGTCTGCCCAAACTTCTTGTTGCCAAGGCAATAGCTCAATGTTTAGATCGGTCATAAATCTATGTTGGAGCCTTCGTGTGGGTAAATAACATAAGAGCAAATAACACTTACATTCGCCGCAGAAGTCTTTACTTCCAACGTATCGTCGTCTGTTAATACCAAAAACTTTCCGGGTTCGCCGCCAAACTCTATTTGATCTCCAGAAGACATATTTTTTGCACTCAAAAACGTAACGTCTGTGGTGTTATGTACCCATTTACCATCGACAGTGCAAGATCCACTGGCAGTAAATAGTAAATAGGTTAACCGAACGTGGTGACCTGCTGGAGCTTTAATTACTTCTACAAAGTTTCCGTTGTCACCGGAAGCCGCTACGTAACTCTTGGAACCCTCGAACTCATTCTTCATCCGTATGTCCACATTACCGGGGTAGTAGTGCGAGTATCTACGTGAACGAAGCCTTTGGCTACCCCTATACCCCCAAATCCTAGCTTTAGTGCGTTATGCACAATATTCATGCGCTCAAATCCGTTAGATACTGCAATATCAGCGGCAATACCTTGGTTGTGTGTGCCAGGTTTTTCTTTTCGTGCTTCGTTTGGGTGTGTCTCGTCGCGGTAACCAGACGTAATGCGAAACGGAAAGCCGCACTCCTCACGTAATTGATCCAACTTTTCCAGAAATGCGTCATCCATTTCGTTTTTGTTGGTATGAGTGCAGTTAAACTCT